AGCATTCTTACCGATTGCAATACGGTCTGCGTTAGCACCAATCTTCATTGTATATGAATTTGGAGATTCTGCTCCGACAAGATCCGAGTCGATCATCGCTTCGACAGCAGCAGAATCTAGACCGCCACCAGATGGTAAGTTCGTCAAACCAGAACCGTCACCAACGAATGCTGGTGCGTTTACTGTTGCACCAAACGTCCAATCGTTTGTAGTGTCGTATGTTAGTGAACCAGCAGCAGATGTACGGATGTCGATACCGTATTGTGTAGATGCACTAGTATTTGATCCAATTGCAATTGTGTTCGAAGTAGTTGCGCTCGCCCCATGACCTAATGCCAGAGCACTTGCCCCCCAAGCATTCGCTTGCATTCCAACTGCGGTAGCATTGCTACCATTCTTGGTTGTAGCGTTTGGTCCAATCGATGTACCGGCATCTCGCTCAACGACCGCGCCAACTCCGATTGCGACGCCATTATTTCCGCCCGGACTAGAACCTACTCGGGCGTCGTTTCCGACCGCAGTTCCAGACGCCCGACTAGATTGTACCTTTGCATTTCTACCGATAGCGACGTTAAATTGACCGCTTGAAGTCGCAGTTGGACCAATTACTACTTGTTGGAGTTGATCACTAGCAGCAGAAGCGCCTGGACCGATAGTTACACCAGTATCTCCTATGCTACCCAAGATGTTGTCATCTACAATGCTTTGTACACCAGCAGAATCTAGACCGCCAGTAGAAATACCAATAAGAGTCGCACCAGTAAAGTCTACAGTGCCGTCTGCGGTAATGTCTGTAATATCGAGACTTCCGTCTGTACCGTCTGTGCCGACATCTAGAATTGTATGTGAACCTGTCAGTGTTGTACTATTACCAGCAACTGTGCCTAACAAGGTACCACTGAATGTCGCACTAGGACTTGACACGTCAACGATAACAGAACCTGAGTCATTGATAATATCACCACGGAATGTTGCGGGGTCGAGTCCGTCTTTTGAATCTAATACGATAGAAGTGAGGTCACTAGGGTCAGCGGGATTGTATCCCACCAGTGTCGCATAAGTACCACCACCACCACCAGAGATTCCGGTGAGTTGTGAACCGTCACCGATGAATGCGTTTGCATACACATCACCTTCGACAATCAAATCGGTTTGTACTGTAAATGGTTTTGTGCTTGACATATTAGGTAATCCACTCTGTTCTGCTAAATTCTCCGGAACGTTCTGTTCACCACTATTGACGTTCGGGGATTCTGTATCATTAGTCATAATATTTTCTCAATGTACGTTTGTTTATTCTATTTATACAAAAGTGGAATACTAAATTAAAAATGGCGTCCCGTAGGGGAGTCGAACCCCTGTTACCGCCGTGAAAGGGCGGTGTCCTAGGCCTCTAGACGAACGGGACATTAATAAATTTTCTCTACTAAGATTGTGACTTCACCGATTGCACTAGAAACTGTGATTGCCCAATCAAACGCATCAACATAAACCTGATCATACTGATAATCTTTTGTAACTTCATCAACTGCTCTTTCAATCGCATCATCGGCATCACCATATACACATATAAGTCCACCTGTGTGATCGTACAGTATATATGCATTATTTACCTCTGCATCTTCTGGGAACAATCCTGTTGTAAGAGATTCGTATTCGACTGGCATCTTTAGTCCTCTTTATAAAAGATATGGTCACCTATTCTACCTATCATCCTCATCCTTTCGTGAGTACTCCACGAAGGATTTACATAATTGGCATGATAATGAGTAGACCCCTCTGTTATACCATTGTACTTACGGAAGAACATCATATCCCTTGCAACATCCTTTGCACGTAACCACGAGTATGTTTCTAACGGTTCATCTGCAAGACCATCACAATACCAACTAAACTGACACATATTACGTCTTGGTATCTCTAGTCCTCTATCAAGTCCCCATTGACTCAGTACTGCCTGTTTAACTACTCCACAGATAGTCGATGGGTAACGTCGGTCTTGTACACGGTTGAGAGTAACATCCGCAACTGCGTACTGACCAGCGAGACTTTCGCTTCTTGCCTCATGATATATATTCAAAGCCAAACACTCAACTTCGTCGTTATCTTGCATCCGTGGTGTTTCGGCATGTGCAAGTGTAATATATCCTATGAACCCAAGCAGAGCAACTGAGATTGATAAACGTATCATACAGTTTTTCGCAAGAGTTTTAGAAGTTTATCTAACTCTTTCTTTTGTTTTGTACTTGGATTAGAACCCACCTTTGAAAGAAGGAGGGCATATTCTTTGGCAAGATTTGACTGGTAACTCATTGTATAACTCCTCAAATTATGGGAACATTATACTACAATGAGTTACTTATGTCAATTACTTTTTAGATTTTTCTGACTTAATCCACTTCTTGGCTTTAGAGTTATCTACTGGTGCCTGAGTGAATTTGGTTGCGTCACGGTATGCACGTAAGGTCTCTGATTTATAATCCTTACCTTCAGAGTTATCCACGACTAAGAAGTTCTTCTTACCGAACATCGTCTGGAACTTACCGATATTGCGTTGTACTAGTTTCCAGTACTTGGTTGCTTCTTCTGCACCAATAGTACGTTCACGTGCTGCGTCACGTTTGACAGCAGTTTCCACGTCGGTGTTTACGAAAATCATTGCGACATCGTAACCTAGTTTCTTTAGTTCTTTAGCTTGGTTGGCAATCTTCTCTGGGTCTTTACCAGTACCATCGATAACCAAACCTAGACGACCTTTGATGTACATCGCCTGTTTTACCCCAGTAAGGTTCTTTGCCTTACCACGGATTTCTTGACCTTTCACGGAAAAGATGTTGTCCGGAGACATTTCCATTCCCGCCTTCTTCATGGCATTCTCGAATGCGTCATCGGAGTTAACAACCTTGTAACCCATAGAAGTCAGACCTGTCTTACCGACAATGAATGACTTACCAGAACCCGGTCCGCCTGCAAGGAAGATTGCCTTGAAGATTGCTGGATCGTTAACACCCTCGTTTAGAAAGGTCTTGAACGTTTTCATTCTACTTTTCCCAGATCTCTAGGGAGGCTTCAATAAGTTCTGCCTTCTTAGTTGGCATACGACCCTTTGACTCACCTAATTTGTTTTTGTTCTCTTTAACATAACTTTTTAATTCAGGAACAGTCATTTTAGCAAAGACCTTCCTTTGATCATTACGTGATGGTCCACTTACTGGTGGAGTCGTTACTCCTCCTCCAGAATTGTCCTCATTTTTCTCATTTTTTATTAATACCCAAACTACCAGTAAAGTAAAAAATATTCCTGCAAATGCATATTCCATATTATTCTCCAAATATAAGTTGTGACTACAGTTTATTTATACATCTTTCTGACTTGACTTTACAAAAATCTCATGCAAAGAATCTGCGAAGACCACTTGTGTTTTCTCACCTGGGTGACCAAACTTTTTCATATCATCATATTCTTTACAAATAGTATACATGTCCTTACCTTTACCCAAACCAACACGACTTGTATTTTTCAATGTACCTATAGAGTTTAACAACCATTTTTTGTAATGTGGGGTAGCATCTATATGTAAACTCTTCTCTTTAATTTTTTCAGAAGCGTCATCCGGACATTGGTCTGTCAATATAGACATGATGTTAGACCAATTCCTTGAATGGAATACTCCTTGAATCAATTGTATCCCTGCCGCATCACATATCACCTCAAGTGACTTCATCTTACTGATAGTGTGCATGATATCTGTTCTAGAGTCATATGCGTTCTGAAACATGTGTTCATATGCAATTCTTTTACTTTTATCGAATATAACATTAGTGCGTAATTGAGAAAACTGCGTGACATCATCTTGTCGACCAATCTTCACCTCACGAGCGTCCGGCATATGTTCGACAACCTCTTTCCGTTGCCACGCAGACCACATCACCACCAAGTGAGTCACCTTATCTTTATTGGGGTGATTATGTAAAAAATCTGTGACCTCACGAAAAATCTTATCATTACAAGCACCACAGAAACCACGATTCGAATACTCAATGCCAAGTTTATCAGCAAGAAGATGAGTAAAGGTTAGTGGCCAATGGGTGGGTGGATTATCATCAAATCCTTTCAGTTCGTCTCCCCAGACGAAACTGCAACCGGCAGTTAAAAGCATTATTGAAATAGTTCCTCGTACAACTCATAAACTTCATTAGCCTCTGTGCGAGACTCTTCCATGTTTTGTTTATGATATATGTTCGAAAGTTTACGGAAGTGCTTCTTATCAACACCGTACTTCTCGTTAGTGACATCGACGATGTCCTTCATCAACTCTTTCTCTGCGTCGATGCGTAACATACTGTCAGACATCTCTCTAATCGCATCTGCGACTTTCTTTTTATCTTCCGGACCTATCATACTAATCTTACTCCACTTGTCGCTTCTGTCCATGCATCCGAAAACGCATTGTTTGTTTTGGTACATAGTACGTATTGTTGAAAGGAAACCTTATCTGGATTTTCTTCACTAGTCATACATACACCACGAGCAAAACCAATTCCTTGGTCGCCATTGATCAACATACGAGGATCATTAAGGGTCACTGTACCATCACTATTCATGCCGTCAAGACGACCTACATACTCACCACTCACCGTAACTACTGTCACAATATCATTATTTTTCATTCTTCACTCTCAATTTCATCAATTAACATATCACGCATCTGTCTTGCTTGCGCATCTTCGGGATTATCCACACTACCATTATTCACAAATTTATATGCGAGGGTAATGCGCTGACAGCCTGCATACGCAGCGTGCCAACAGTGTAGGTCTTCTTCATGACCTGCACCGAAATAATAATGACGACATTGCCAACCGGCAACATCCTTAATCTTTACAATCTCATCTGTCTTCTTATCGTAGTACTCAAAGTACCCGTCTCCGGTCTCTGACCACGTGAATAAGACTTGATATGCGTTAGCATCATAGTTAGTATGCCATCCAACAAATCCGCCTGGCGGATAATAGGAGAGTAATGCGGAGGTGTGCGCACCAAGTTCTGCGGCGAAGTCGTACTTCACCTTCTGCATAAAGTCTCCCCAGAGTTCTTTATCTCCACGAACCATTTTAGCAATCGGTTGCGCAAAGTATCTATCTGGTGGGCCTACTAACTCAGGGTATCTAGACAAACAGTCGTCAAGATACTCACGAGACGTGTAGTACGACCCCAAGTCTACATCCTTGCGTTCGTGGTAAGTCCAATACTTTTCGTCGTTGTACGACGGTTTAGACAGCATCTCATCTGAGAAACTGTTTAGAGTCTCTAACAACTCTTTATTACGAATAACTACCTCAGTCATGACTAGATGTCATCTCCATCCATAAATCTTTCATTTGCTTTCTTCAAATCATCTTCGGTGCAAGCACCCATTTCTATCAAATAGGAAACTGCTGCATTAATTCCCTCTTGTCTTCCCATTTTCTTACCCACAATAGTAGCAATGAACATTAGTGCAATAGTGAAAAATGTCTGCGTTACTGGATCCATTAAGGACTCCTTATAGTGTGAAACCATCAAAGTTCATCTTTTCAGAAGACATTCTTTGACCGGAGTTAGATTTATCAAATACTGGTCCATCATCTACTTCTTTATTTAGTGGTGAATCGTTTTGGTCTACATCGAACAACCGCATCTTACTTCGGTCGATACCCACGACGAATCTTTGATTCATGCCGGGATCGTTGTATCGATTCTTCAACTGTTTCACTAATATCTGTCCGTTTGCATTCAGTTCATCATTACTAATCAAGGCAAACATCAGATCCGCAGTAGCAGGCAACCCAAACGACTCAGACGTATCCTCTAGTCCCACATCGTCATTACTATAACCAGAACGTGTAGTCTGAGTTGCAGATACTACCGGAACATCAAACTCGACAGCGAGACCGCGCAACTCTTCTGCGATAGACTTGATATATGTATAGGAGTTGATAGCACCGCCCATTGACTTCATCCTAGACGACGCACAGATATTCAGGTAATCGATAAAGATGATATCAGGTAAGAACTTCTTCTTCAACTTTAACTCGTTTAGAAGTGCACGGAAGTGACTTGAGTGGGCACTACCAGTCGGGTATTCCTTAATGATAAGTTTACCCGTAGTTTTATCTGCGACCTTCTTAACACGATTTGAAAACATGTCTTTACTGAGATGTTCCAACTGGTCAATAGGCACGTTCAGTAGATTCGCATCGATACGTTCTGCGATACGTTCTTCGGACATCTCCATAGTAATATAGAGAACATTCTTATTTTGACTCAATGCCGCAGCTGCCGCATGACACATAAACAGAGATTTACCAACACCTGTACCAGCAAGTGCAATATTCAGAGTCTTGTTAGGCAAACCACCTTTGGTGATACGGTTGAAGTAGTCTAGGTCAAACGGTAGACGTTCTTCATCCATGTGGTAGAAGTCCCATCGTGCATCGATGTTCTCCAGATAGTCATGACCAATGTTAGTGTCAAAAGATACGGACAGTGCCTTCGACAATACATCAGGGATTGCGTTCTTGGATAGTTCTTGGTGTTTACCATCGATGATAGAGATGGACTCCATCACTGCATTGAACACCGCACGGTCTTGACACCACTTCTCAGTGCGTTCTACCAACCACGATAGGTCTTCTTCGGCATACTTAAAGATATCTGGGAGTATGTCCATCGTGTGACGATAGTGTTCGTCTGACATACGGTCTTCAGAATCAATCTCAATCTTGAGTGCTTCTTTAGAGGGTAGGTTGTTATACTTGGCAATATATGCGGTGAACTCTTTGAAGATACTTTTGTAAGTACCTTCGAAGTATTCGGGGGAGAGGAAGGGGGCGACCTTCCTCATATACGAATCGTTAGTCAGTAGATTCCGTAGAATCGTCTGTTGTAGATTGATGTCCGTCATTTGAATCCTTTTTCTGTATTGAACCAGTCTCAATGGCTGCTTCTAAAATATCACCTAGTACTTCACCCACAAACCCTTGTAGGTCAACATTGTCTACATTATACACTGTTGGGTCTTCTGTGTCAACAACATCGAAGTTAAAAGTTATATTTTGATCATCACCATTAATGCGAACATTATTATAACGGATAGTTACATCATTGTAGGGTGCACGTAGTAAATCTACGTTCCACCCATCAACATCCTCAATGACAACAGGCACTAACTTATAGTCCAAATTCTCGGACGGTTTATCTAAATCTAATTCTTTCATGCTATGGCTTCCTCAACGAAGGTTTCGGGATTGATATCACTCTTGTATCCTATCTGATAAGTCTGCTGAAGGAATGTAGCGAAATCACTTGTTTCGAAAATAGGTGCCCAGAATTCATTGGACAAAGTGTCCTTGGTACGGAACTTTTTATCTTCTGCTTCGGTGCCGTGACAACGAGAGTACCAACCATTACTTGGTTTGATAACATACCCACCAGCCAATGCAACTTCAAGGAGACCAGAGTTCTTCTCAACACCACCATCCCAAGATACTGAGATTGGAATCTTAGACTGCTCTTTCACAAATCGAGATTTCTCAACCTTGATAACAAAATCATAACCAGTCACTTCGGTACCAGTCTTATTCTGTCTACGACCGATAATCCAGATGTTGTCGGCAGAGTAATAGATACCAGTACCACCACTAACTACATCTTTTGGAAACAGACCAATCTCTTTATAAGTGTGATTGATTGCAAGCATCGGGATGTTCTTCATCGCAAGGTACGGAGTCGACATACGGAACAGACCTTTCAGTGCCTTCGCACGTGACATGTCCGCAACACCTTTCTCGTTCAACGCATCGTCAAGTTCTTTCTTAGACGCAAGGTTACCAATAGAGTCGATAACGATAATAACCTCATCATCACGAGTCAAGTTCTCTAGTTGGCTGATAAGGTCAAACTTCAACTCTTCGACATTTGCAATAGGTGTGTGCAATACACGACTAGTGTCAATACCGAACTGTTCGAAGTATGATTGAGGTGAACCGAATTCGGAATCATAAAACAACATGACCGCATCGGGTTTAGCATTGAGATATGCACCCGCCATAAGTAATGCGAATGATGTCTTAAAGTGTTTAGATGGTCCTGCCAGAACCGTAAGTCCGGGTGCGATACCACCATCTACGGAACCAGACAATGCGACGTTCACCATCGGAACATCGGTTGGTACCATATCTTTCTCTGTGAAGAATTTACTCGTCGATAGGGTCGATGTCTCCTTTATCTTCGAGTTCTTCTTCAGTTTGTCCATTATTGACATTTTTGCCTCCAAAATCTACAAATGTAATGTTATTAACTTTTTCACGTTCATCAAGGTCATATTGTACACGATAAGCACTATTGATGTCAAGTACTTTCTCTAACAAATCGAAACTAGT